AAGAGAGATGTTTCTGGGTATTATCAAAGAGATTCCTTAGTGCTATTGGGATCTACTCTTAACCTTAAGAGGTAATCCTCATGCCCTCGTGATATTATGTAAGCAATAGATCCACGAGGAACACCACAAATAGTTGCAATATTATCCAACGTAATACCACGGTCTCTTAGAACAAATGCTTTGTTGCACAGCTCCGGTGTGATCGGGCTGCTTGTCTCGTCCTCGGGCTCAATGTTTGGGATAGGGTCGCCCTCGGCGTCCATCAGGGTGCCGTTCGGGTAGGACATCCAGCCTCGTTTGATCGCGAACCGCACAAGGTGTTTTGCTTCACGGAGCACTTGGTTCTGGCTGATGCTGTATTGTGTGGTCATTGGTATTTAGAAACTGGGAGATGGGTCGGAGAAGCGGCAGTATTGGCCGTCGTACCAAAGGGGCACCAGGCCGCACTCACCGTCTCGTTGTTTTGCGATAGCGATCACAGCTTCGCCCTGGGGCTGGTTGCGCTCCCTGTTGAGCAATAGGACTAGATCAGCGTCCCTCTCAATCTGCCCAGAGTCCGCTAGGTCAGTGAGGCGAGGTACCCGGCCTTTATCCTTCTCGTTCTCTCGATTGAGCTGGGCCAGGGCAACCACGGCTGTCTTGGTATCAGAGGCCACGCCTTTGAGTCTGCCCGAAACTTCTGCAATCTCATACGTTTTCTTCTCTGCAGCCCTACTGCCATGGATCTTTTGGAGGTAGTCGACCAGGACCAGCTTCACGCCCCACTTGCGAACAGCTCGGCGTATCACCGCGGTGATGGTTGCGATGTTAGATACAGATGAACCAGACACAAAATGAATGGGGCTGCCTGCGATTTTGGCCGAGGCAGTCGACATTGCCTTCATGCCTCCTTGGTCGAGCTGGCCGGTCTTGATGTCCTGCATCGGTATGGTGCCGATAGTCGAGACCATACGGCGCACAATAGATTCATCGGACATCTCCAGGCTGATGAACAGGGTGGGTATCCTGGCGTCTATGCCGGCTGCCTTAGCAATGGCGATGGCGATGGCTGTCTTCCCAATGCTGGGTCGGGCTGCAATGATGGCCAGCTCACCAAACTGGAATCCATCGGTCATCTGGTCGAGCCTATGAAAGCCCGAGGTGATCCCGGAAAGCTGTCCCTGCCTTGAGAACCTTTCCTGTGTAGAGTCGATGAACCGGCTCACCACACTCTTGGACGATTGCACCTCCTCTTTAGATGCCTCAACGCTGAGCCCTGCTTCGGCATTGGAGACGATTTGATCGACGGAGAGGGTGGATACAGCGGACTCACGAATCAGACGGTCTCCAGCGGTTCTGAGATGGCGCCTGTGGTGGGCCTCTAAGACTGCCTGAGCGAATGCCGGGTAGTTCGCTGGGCTCGGACACATCTCGTCGCATTTGTTCAGAGCCTCGAAAGGTACTGGAGTCTGGCCCATGGAGCGCTTCCACTCTTTGACCACGGTGGCCATGTTGACCGGATCGCTCTTGGCAACGAGGCCTTTGGTAATCTCGTACAGGTGCCGGAGGCTGTCGGTCTCGATGGCATGGGTCGGGATCTTGGCGAACACCTCGTGACAGACATCGGAGCCACCGGAAAGACAGGCGCCGATCAGGCCGTACTCGTCGTCCTGGGCGAAGTAGGGGTCGCTCATTGGTAGTCGGCGATGCTGTTGGTAAATTTCCGCCCGCCGGACTTACCGGACCCATCGGGGGAAGCATTGAGCCGAGACAACCAGTTCCTCAAGGCAGCAGGCCAGGACTTCATCGGGTTCTTTCCAACCTTCCAACCGTTGGACTCGTAGTAGTTCCAGAACTTGTCGACCTCGGTGATGGGTAGGCCGATCTTAATGGCTTCAGCAGTCAGCTCTTCGAGCGTAGGCTTCTGGAAACGAGCGGTGGGCGGCTTGTCCGCCTGTATCTTCTCTGTCTTATCTTCTCTATCTTCTCTATCGGTTACCCCATGGGTTAGCCGTGGGTTAACCGGATTCGATTCTGGGTTAACCCGTGGGTTACCCATGGGTTTCTTTGGGCGCCCTCCTTTGCCTCCATTGGACCAGGCAGCAATCAGGCTGGCGTTCACCTCGTCCCACTCGTGAGCGATCAGGTGTCCATCTTCGTGCCGGCAGAATGTCTGCATCATTGCAGACCAGAACTGATCAGCATCACCGGGCCATCGGCAGACCGATGCCAGAATGGCCGGGCTCCATTCCGGGAACTTGTTTGTCTTCCGGGTCTGGCAATGAGACCAGAGTCGGATGACGTAGTTTGGGGCTGCCTCGGTGTCGAGCAGCCGCATCAGCAGGCGGGTCTTCCAGTGATCTAAGAAGTCGGGTTCGATTATCATGGGTCAAATAAGAATCCCCACCAGTCACAGGGTAGGAGATCGCAGGAAGGAGCTGCGAATGCCTGTGGTGGTGGGGATAAAATTTGTCATGCCTTCAGTTGGTTTCGACGCTCACCTCCTACAGCTCACGTCGACAGGCCGCTCCCTAGCTGACAGCCGGGGCGGTGTATAGCTCTTTCATCAGCACTCGGAAGGCTCGTTCCGCTGTTGCCGGCACGACTCCATTCCCGAGCAGTCTGAGTTCGTCCGTTCGATTATCACCGGAGACGCACAGCTCGGCATAGTCCATCCCACCGGCAGCCCCATCAGCGTCTCCACCCAACGCGGGTTGAGTTTGCCGCATCCCATTGCTCTCGCCTCCGCATCCGGCAGCATCTTCGCCAGCTTCTCCCGGTTCCCGGCTCCCCCAGCTAGTCCCGTCGGGCCTCCCGTCACTCCCGATGATGCTGGTGTCGGCCATGTTTTGATCTGATTGCTCAGACCAACCTGACGGCAGTTGTCGCTCCTCCTGTCGCTTGCATCCGGCGTCGCCCAGCTCTTCACCTGCTGGTCCAGCTTGTCGATCATGCTCCCATCCTTCTGCTTGTGCGCTCCGGTCGAGACGGTGGCTGTCTGCCACTGCTTCTCCACTACATGAACCTGAGTCGTTAGCTGTGTCGCCCTCTCCAACGGCCTGCCGCTGGTTGTCGCTGTCATCCCGCAAGCACCGCTCTTGGGTGTCATCCAGAGCCTGCCTTCCTGAGACAACCCTGGGCGGCTCCCATCCGTACTGCTGCTCGCCGGGACGGCTGGGCCATGCACTGCAACGAATCCCGCCAGTTTGGATTTCGCTGCCACCTTCTTCATGTCCACGTTCTCCCCAGTGTCCTTGTGGTCCCTGGCTGCCGGCATTGGCCATGACTTCACAACCACCGTCGTCAGACTCTCCTGACTCCCCTTCATGCCTCTGGAGCGATCCTGAAAGCCCTGCCGCACCTCTGAAGCTACTGGAGACGGCCAGGATGAACACCCGCTTTCGCTGGTGCGGTGCGCCGACTTCAGACGCGCTGAATATGCCCCACGTCGTTCTGTAACCCATTCCTGCCAAGTCTTCAATGACGTCGGACAGCCCCAGGCTGATATGTCCTTCGACGTTCTCAAAGAAGCAGATCCGTGGTCTGAGAAGTCGAATGCCATCTGCAATCCACGGCCAGAGGTGCCGCGGGTCTTGTTTTCCTTTACGTTGACCGGCTGCGCTGAAGGGCTGGCATGGATATCCCCCAGTGAGGATGTCCACGCGGTCACGAAATGCTTCCCAAGGGAAGGTCTTAAGATTCGGCCAGATAGGTGCTGGGTCCATGAGTCCCGCTTCCATTTTCGCAACCAGATTGCTGATGGCGAAGGCTTCGATCTCACAAAGAGCGACTGTGCGCAGATCTGGGATTGCTCGCTGGAGTCCAAGCTCAATGCCTCCGTATTCAGCGCACAGGCCAATGTGTGTAACTGACGAGGTAGAATCCATGTCATGGTGTTCCTAGTAGCTAGGCATCAGAACATCCGCCACTTGCTGCGTGAGCTTCACGTCCTGCAGGCAGTAGTCGATAGCTGCTTGCCGGTTGGTTTTCCACAGGTTGGCGAAGTCGGCGCCGTTTCCGGTCTTCTCTCCCAGCCCTAGATGCCGGCAGATGGCTCCGAGGCTGCCGTGGGCTCGATTGTCCCCGAGCTGCCACACCTCGCGCAGGTCCACAATCAAGTCGTTCCAATAGCGTCCCTGACGCAACCAGTAGGGCACCGTGATGCGATGCTTCCAGCTCCGCTTGATGAGGAAGGGCAGGTCGAAGGCTTTGACATTGAAGCCGATGAGTTTTGGCTGCCGTTCATAATAATTGAGCATGGTCCACCATTCCCGGAGCATGGCGGCCTCATTGTCCTCGTTCTTGAGCACGCCGAGGTGCTGGTGCTCGAAACGGTAGCCGATGCACAGGATCTGGCCTGAGAGGGCATCCAGGGCGGCGTTCTTGATGAAGTCCGCGGTGTGGTTCTCCTCGGCCTTCTGAATGCGCTCGGCGATGAGGTCAGGGTTCTTGACGTTGCCCAGCTTCACGTCGGCCGGGTTGAAGGGCGGGATGTTGAGTTCCGACAATGGTAGTGGCCCGGTCTCGATGTCGAAGATGATGGTTGGATTGGCTGGCATAGTTCTATTGGTTGAGATTCTTGCGCGTTTGTCTGGATGCGCGCCCCCCATTTACCCACGAGTCCCAGCAGCAACAGGCTGCCGGAAAGTTGTCAGATCTGTTTGCCGCAATGAGGGCAGACGGTCTTGGTCAACGGCTGTCTTACGGTGGGCACGCCCAGCCATTCGCAGATTTCGCGGTACGATACCCACCCGAACCCACGCACCGACCTGGGCTGCAGGTGGCCGAGGTTGTAAAGGTCGAGAGCCTCCTGGCGGCTCTTGATGGCCAGGCTTTCCAGGATGTTGAACGTCCTGGTCGAGAACGGGAAGCCCCACACCCGCAGGATCTCCTCGTGCTTCTGTGCTGCCTGCTCGATCTGATTGATCCGCTGGCGGCTCAGGTTAAACCGTTTGCCGATCTCCTCCAGCGTGTAGCCTTCGGATCTGAGCTGCACCACCTCGGGCACCATGTGGGTCAGCTTCATTGTGGGTTTGCGGGTCTTCATGTGTAGAATGTGTGCAGATTTTCAGGTCTAATTTTTTGATTCAAACAAAGACAATTTTTCAGTCTCTGCCTGGCGGGTTTCAATCATGCTTTGGACGATCCAAAGCGTTTCTTTATATCGGACCCATTTTCCCCCGTCCTTTGAGATGGTCACGTTGCTATGCGGAATTATGTTCCACGGGATCCAGTAAGTAGCTCCGGTGTCTAACTGATGGAGCGCGATTAGGTCTGCTTGAGGTGTTTTCCCAATGCGGTCC